GACACCTGTTCCACCTGCAGATGCAGCCAACTTTAAAGCCGTTCTCGTTCTACTTGCCACCTCTTTGAACAACTCTCCCAATGTTATCTCAGGCTTCTCTGATGCCACCTGATTCGTTACAAAGCCACAAAACTGCTTGTAGGGAGAGAGGTCTTGATTCTTCTCGTAAAACTCCTTTATGGCCAACTGCGTTGTGACCTGCCTATTACTGATCCTCTGTATCGTCTGGGGCATGTTCTGCGCTATCATTTCCACAGCAACTGCCACAACGCCAGTCATAAATCTGTTTGCACTTCCTGCATCCTTAAAGGCTGCATCAATCTCCTCATCCTTCTTGAAGAAGGGGAATATAACAGGGCCTCTTGCCTTCCTCTCAGCCTCTGCCGCAGCTATCTGCTCCGGTGTGGGGGAAGGTGCTTCTGCAGGTTTGGGGACAGCAGTCGTTGCCATTGTCAACAGCTGTGCCCGCAACTCCTCATTCTCCCTCGCCAGTCTCTGCTCTGCTGTCTCAGCAGGCGGAGTTTCCACTGGCGGTGTGACAGGGGGCGTAACAGGAGGAACCCCCATTGCATCTGCAACCTGTTCTACAGGAGTCTGATCCTTCGGCACTTCAACCGGAGGAGTCTCCACAGGGGGAGTCTCTACGGGAGGTGTCTCAGGCGGTGTGTCGCCCGCAGGCGGTTCCGCAGGAGGTGTCTCAGGTGTAGACGATATACCCATATCCTGTAACACATCATTAATCTCTTTAATTGTCTCAGCAGATTCATTCGCCATTTTCCTTGCCCTCCTTGTCTTCCTTTTCTTCTTTCTCTTTTCGTTCCCTGTCCTCAATCTCTCCTAACACCAGCTCTGGGAAAACGTAGATGTAGTCCAATTCCCTCAACTGTCCCATGATCCTATTGGCTTCCGCCACTTTCTTTGGCGTCGTTAGAAGCGTTTGAGTAAGGTCTGTAAGGTGATCAGCCTTCCTCTCCCCCAAGTCCTTCAACAAAGCCATAAAGGCTCTATTTCTCAGAAGTGTCTCGAGGTCATGCCTTGTTATAATCTCCTCTTTTTCACTCATATCTGCCCTCCTTGTGTACCTCTCATGTTAGGTAAGGGAACAACATTCCCAGCCTGTGCCTCCTTCTCTATCATCCCCTGATCCCCTGGGGTGATCTGAGGCATAACAGGCCCACCTTTTATAACGAACTCATTTATATCCTTCGCTCCCATAATCCTTGCGATGTGCTTGAAGATACGCACAACATCAAGATTCTGAAAGAGTGCAGGTTGTGTTATGATACTCTGAAATAGCGTCTGCCACAACTCAGGATTATCACTACTAATGACACTCCCATCCTTTACAAGAAGGTCAATGTCCACAAGTAACTGATCGGGCGTGACTCTCATGCGCCCCATTGTAGGTTGCACCCCCGATTCCTGTGTACCATACTCCGTTGCCAACATCTGTTCCCAGTCTCCCACTACACGCACCCACATAGGTTCCTGCATCAACTGCTGGGTGTTCATACTGAACTGATACCCTATGTCGAACATGGACATTAAGCTGGCTACCTTGGCAGCCTTCGTCAATCTCGAAAGTGCAGAGCCTCTCACATACTGGGTCTCCTTCGCCGTCACCCTCTCTCCGCCTAACCGCTGCATACCAGAAAGGGAATCGGTTGCCGCTGTCACTCTTTGTATAAGGTCGACGAGATATTGACTGTCTTTTGTATGTCCCGCTGTGATATCGTTTACAAGGAGCTGTTTCACAGCGTCGTTCACGCCTCTTCCCCATGCACTCCTCCTCATCCTGATCAGTTTTCCAGGTTTAGGGTCTTTCAAGTCTTCCATGTTTATCAGACTTGGGTCGACGATCAGCATATCATTGATGGCCTTTCTCACATTGGTCATATGACTGCTGAACAGCCAGTCAAGGTGAGTCTGCATCCCACTGACAATCTCCATCCTACTGATGGGGGTAGCAGAATAGCCATCAAAGTCAGGTGCACAGAGGGCTATGGGATACTGATCATGATTCAAGCCCAACTTCTGCGCACTTATTATCAACTTATCTCCCACAACGCCAAATAGCCACTTCTCTGGATACTCAGTTGTAGAGAGTTTCCACTCTTTCGGGATAATAGTGGCATAAAGCCACACAACGTCACAGGGTTGTGTTGCCTGTGCGTTGGGGAAACCTGGCGAGCCAGTCCTCTCTCCCCTCCCACTATCTGTTCTGGACTTATTATACTGACTTCTGAAGGTATTCCCTTTGAAGTCCCCCAGATATCGAACATTGAAGTAGTTCCCATTCCCTGCTTGCTCACTTGTGAGCAGCTTCATCCTGTTGGTCTCTTCAATCCACCCAATATACTCCCCCTTCTGTGCCTCTTGTACAGGAACATTGGGATCGAGCAGCAAGAGGTAAGGGTCTATATTACGCAAAGCGCTCCCCTCTGATAGCAAAGACCGTGTCTGTATCCTCTCAGGAGGCCCCATGTCTACAAACTTCCCCATAACTTGAGAGAGGAAGCCTTGTGGTTTCATGGTAGTCTTGTATCCCCACTTCTGATCCCATGTAATAGCAGCCCCACCAATGCCGTATGCGAAGGAATCCCTGAATTGCGTGTGTAGGTTCAACCCAACCTTGAAGGTATTGCAGTGATTCTCTACAACCTTCTGCATCAGAAAGGCTCCAACCACACTATTTGGATTAGATCCTTCATATTTGAAGATAGGATCCTCCATAAAGGCTGCGACAAAGTATGTCAGGACAGTCTCAAGGGCAGCATATGTGTATGGAATGACTATGGAGATCGGCTTCCTATCATCCTTCTGCTTTACAATAGCTTCATAATCATCTACCTTGACATAGGCGGTGAGGCTCTTGTCAATGGACTTCCATGAGGGATACCTCTTCTGCATCTCCTCACTACTCTCTTTCACCCTAGCATTTATCTTCGCCAGAATATCCTTATGCAAGGTACTTCCAGGGTGCATATCCATCCCGTACGGATAAGAGTAGCCTAGGTTTTCGCTAGTCGTAAGGGAGCTACCTGTCGAATTGGGGTCAAGAATTGTTGGCATCTTATACTACCCTCCAGTCTTCCATAGGTGGTTCATTCTCCAAATCTTTGTATTCATCCTCAGGGTCAACCCCTTCGTCATCTTTGGGAATCCAGTACCTCTCCCCTTTCTCCAGCATCTCCACGATGTACGCTTCCGCGTCCATTATGTCCTTCCTCTTGGAGTGAGGGAAACTTATCAACTGCCCTTCCAATATGTTGCAAGCACTCTTGTTATGATAGACATAACCCATTCGGTAGAATGGCCGCATGCCCCTTATCCTATCATCCTTATCTCCACGAGCTTGCAGCTCGACAACTTCAATATTCTTCTTCCTCCTGATGATCTCCGCTTTCAATGGGTAAGTGATAAATTCGTTGAGGCTTGTGACCTCCACTCCCAGTACCCTTGCACCCAACCTATCACACATATTGATTGCTTCATCGTAGACATTGTCAGGATGCATCTTCCCTGCCACTATGTCCCTAACATATATCCTCGGCTTCTGAAAGTCAAGACCCATTCCAACAATAGCCGTGTCAGCACTTGTCTTCTTCGTCGTCTTCGCTGGATCAAATATAACTATGTTCTCCAAACTCCTCACATCTTTCAAGAACTCTTCACTATCCTCTTCATAATACTTGAACATACTACTACTAAAGTCCTTGTTCTCTCCAGCAGTCATCAGTCCCATATACTCACGGTAGAAGGTATCAATCAGTCCTTGTGCTCTCAACGATTCTGCTAACTTATTAACCTCTTCATCACTCATGAACTCCGGCCAGTTGCTCTTGAAATTCTCATCACAGAGGGCAATCTTTACATGGTGCCAGTTATCATCCTCCATCAGATTTGCCAACAAGCTATCTTCATGAAGCAGCGTACCTATGACAATAATTCGCCAGTCTTTCCGTCCTCGATCTATCGAGTTCATGACATCTGAAAAGAACCATTCCTTCAACTTGGCTCTCTGCTCGTCTGACCGAACACTCTCTGAATCTTCCAGATCATCAAGGATGATGAGGCCAGGCCTACTGTTCCCATGTAGGATTCCACGAACTTGCTGACCTGACCCTCGAGGCATCACTGCAACATCGGTGGAGGTGATCCACATATCCTTTGCAAATGTGTCACTCTTCAAATTGCCAAAGAGCAAACTGATTGCTCTATTACTCAACAGCTCCCTCTTTAAATTCTCTCCCTGCATGACCGCCTGTGTAGCAGTGCAGCTGATAGGGACAAGAAACCTTGTATCTTGAAACAGTATCTTCCTTGCGGGGAAAGCAAGGTTCACGCAACTGGTCTTCCCCCACCCACGAGGTGCCTCTATACAAGCCAGTTGGATAGAGTCATCATCCAACACCTTGAAGATTTCATCGTGAAGAGGGCTGAAGGGTCGAGCAAAGCGGTCTGGGAAAAGGACTTTTGCGCAGACCTTGGTGCTCGCGTAGCACTGTGCGGCTATCTCCTTCAGCTCCTCTCTATCGAGGCCTTCTAATATCATAGGCTCTTCACACCGATCAAGAC